CGGGAATGACAAAGGCGGGTGTTGCTCGTTATAGAAGAGATAATCCAGGCAGTAAATTAAAAACTGCTGTTACTGGTAAAGTTAAGAAGGGTAGTAAAGCGGCTAAAAGAAGAAAGTCATTTTGTGCTAGAAGTGCAGGACAAATGAAAAAATTTCCAAAAGCAGCTAGAAATCCTAATAGTAGATTAAGACAAGCTAGAAGAAGGTGGAAATGTTAAAGAAGAAAACAATTACAGTTAAACCAAAACCAAGACCAAAGCTAGAAGATTTAACAGAGAATCAACAAAGACGTTTGTTGAGAACTTATATATCAAATTTATCGCCAAAAGAAAAAACAAGTTTTTTAAATAAAGCGATTAAAAATGTTTATCCTAAAAGTTTTCCAAAAAAACCAAAGGATCATAGATTTAAAAAAAGAGGTGGCAGTGTTAAAGCCTAAAGAAATAATCAATGGAGTTTCTGTTGTTCTTGTTGCTGGATCTATCGCATGGATAGTGACAACACTTATTGAGGTGGATAAAAGGACTGCTGTAACTGTGGTAAAGGTTGAAGAAAACCACAAAATGTTACATACTTTGTGGATAGATTTTATTAATAGGAAGACACTTGATGGCAATCTCGCGGGGATCAATGTCCCAACAAATAACAAAAGCACCAGGTAAAAGGAAGTGGAGTGCCAAGAGGAAGAGGAAAATCAATTGTGCCAGACCTCGTGGGTTTTCTGAAAAAGCACATTGTGCCTCTAAAAAAAGGCGAGGTAGTAAGAGGTGAACCTCAAAAGGTTTGTCTTAAATGTAAAAAACGACAGTGGATGTGTACCTGTTGGAAGATAATGAAAGGAAGATATTATGCCTAAAGACGCATGTTACCATAAAGTGAAAGCCAGATATAAGGTTTTCCCATCAGCGTATGCTTCAGGAGCTATCGCAAAATGTAGAAAAGTTGGGGCCGCAAACTACGGTACTGGTGGTAAAAAGAAAACAAAGAAAGCCTCTAAAGGTGCTATCATAAAAGCCTCTAACGGTAAGATAACCAAGATAAACGGTGGTAAAGAAGCAATGATGGCTCAAGTTAAAAATCTTGGTCAACTGGCAAGAGACGGTAAAATTAGTGTCGAAGAAGCTGTAAGACAAATGGACATTATACAAGATAAACTTTTGAAGATGCCAGACAAGAAAAAAGACGGTGGTCTAAATGCAGCTATCAAAAGAGTAAAAAGAGAGGATAGTATGACTGCTAAAGAAGGTAAAGCAGTTAGAAGAAGAAAAAGAAAAGCTAAGAACAAAAACATAGCTAGAGGTTGTGGAGCCATAATGTCTAACAGAAGAAAGAAAACAAAGTATTCGTAATGGCTGTTCGAAAAACAAAAAAAGGTTTAGCTTTAAAACGATGGTTTAAGGAGGACTGGAGAGATGTTAAAACGGGTAAAAAATGTGGTCGTCAAAAAGGTGAGAAGAGGGGTACGCCGTATTGTCGCCCAAGTAAAAGGATTAGTAAAAAAACTCCGAAAACTACTAAGGAGATGACTTCTACTGAAAAGCGTAGTAGAATATCACAAAAGAATCGGCTAGGGCAACCAGCTGGTAAACCAAGAAGAGTAAAAGCACTAAGAAGAAGGAGCAAATAACCATGGAAAGAATGGAAAAAAAGCCGAAGAAAAGAGATGTCTCTGATTTTGCGGTAACTAAAAAAAAGATAGGTCCTAGAGACAAATCTGATTTTGCAAAAGGATTCGTGCCTAAGAAAAAAGACGTATCTGATTTTGCAGTAAATACAAAAACAAAAACAAGACGAGTTGTTGGTGGCAAGAAAACAAGTGTAGTGCCGAAAAAAACTTTTTCAAGTTTTGGAGCAGCTTTTAAAGATGCAAGAAAAAGATTAGGTGCAGGTAAAACATTTACATACAAAGGTAAAAAATATACCACTAATTTAGCGAGTGATAAAAAGAAAGTTTCACCAAAAACTATAACTAATAAACCAACATCAAGACCTAAAGCTAAACCTGCAAGGAATACAAAGCCTTCTAAAATGGGATTGAATGGTCCTAAAGTAGGTGTAAGGAATGGAAGTAAACCAAAACCAAAACCAAAAACTAATGGAATGTCTACAAAAACACCTAAGTTTTTTAAAGGAACTAACATCTCTCCTACAAAAGCGCAAAGAGATAGAATGCGCAAAAGAATGATGGGGTCAACATAATAAATGGCAACTTCAAGCTCAAGAGATTTTAACTTAGATGTAGCCGAACTTATTGAAGAATCATACGAAAGATGTGGTTTAGAAATGAGAACTGGTTACGATGCTAGAACTGCAAGACGTTCATTAAATCTTATGTTCGCTGATTGGGCGAACAGAGGTCTTAACTTATGGACAGTAACACAAGAAACAAAGGCAGTAACATCTGGCACAGCTACATATACATTATCTAGTGAGTTTGTTGATTTATTAGAAGTCGTTCTAAGAAATAGTTCTGGAACTGATTTTACTCTTACACAAATGAGCCGTGGTGAGTATTTAAGAATACCTAACAAAGATAATAGTGGACAACCAAGCCAGTATTTTTTTGATAGACAAACTACTCCCACGATCACATTGTGGTCTACTCCAGATACATCTTATACTCTTGTATATTATTATGTTAGACGAATACAAGATGCAGATAGTTTAGTTAACACAACAGACGCTCCTTTTAGATTTTTACCATGTATGGCTGCAGGACTTGCTTATTACATATCTATGAAAAAAGCACCAGATAGAATACAAATATTAAAGTCTGTTTATGAAGAAGAATTTCAAAGAGCCATGTCAGAGGATGCAAACAGCACACCACTTAAGCTAACACCGAACATATCATACTTGAGGTACTAATGGCTAGGTACGCAAGTGGCAAGAAAGCATGGGGTTATTCAGACCGATCTGGATTTCGTTATCGTCTTCGTGAGATGGTAAAAGAATGGAATGGTTTGAAAGTTGGTCCAGATGAGTACGAAGCTAAACATCCACAACTAGAGCCTAACTATCCTGGGCCAGATCCAACAGCCTTATATGAGCCAAGACCAAATCAAGACACTGACCTAACTGCATTTGTTGTATACACAAATGCTGGAGATGGTATAATAGGTAAAAAATTAACGAGCTTTGAGGCTACAAGTAGTCTTGGAGAAGTAACAGTGAGTACATCATGAGTTTTACATTGACTACATTAAAACAATCAATACAAGATTGGACAGAAAACGATGAAACGACTTTTGTAAATGAGTTAGATTTTTTTATAACAAATACGGAAGAAAGAATATTAAAGTCTGTTGATTTAGATTATTTTAGAAAAAATGTTACTGGCGCTATGACAAGTGGCAATAAGTTTTTACAAAAGCCATCTGATTATTTAGCTTCCTTTTCTTTGTCTTATGTTAACTCTAGTAGTGAAAATGTTTTCTTGTTACAAAAAGATGTGAACTTTATTCAAGAGTACACAGCAAATCCTGCTACGACTGGAGAGCCAATCTATTATGCACAATTTGATGTTGAAAACTTTATTGTTGCTCCAACACCAAATGCAGATTTAGCAGTAGAATTACATTACTATTATAGACCAGCTTCACTTACAACAGATGATTCTGGAACAACATGGATTAGTACAAATGCACCAAACGCTCTTTTATATGGTTGCCTTGTAGAAGCCTATACTTTCATGAAAGGCGAAAATGACTTGATTCAGCTATACAATACGCGGTATACAGAAGCTATAAGTCGTTTGAAAAATTATGCTGAAGGTATAAATTATTCAGATGCTTACAGAGATGGACAAGTGAGGGTTCCAAAAACGTAGCAAGGTAATAAACTTTGAGTCAATTTAGAAAAGACATTTTTCCTGTGCCTATTTGGCAGGGTATGCACACAAACAAAATCTTTCATGAAAAACTTAGAAATCTTTGTTATAAATGGAAAAAAAGACCAGAAACAAATGGTTTGGTTTCTGAAAGTTGGGATCTAAGAAAAAGATCTGACAATCAAGAAGAAAAAGATAAACAAGGCGTAACAACTTTTCTTACAGAAAATTTAAGAGAGAATCCAGAGTGGGATGAATGCACTAATTTTGTTTGTGATTTTTCAAAACATATGTTGTTGGAGACACATGACCTAACTAATATCAATGTTTCTGTAGGAAATCTGTGGACAACTTTTTATCCACAAGGTGGATATATTCCACAACACATACACGGTAATTGTTTGATGAGTGGTGTGTATTATGTTCAAGCAGAAGAAGGTGCTTCTAGTATTGTTTTTACTGACCCTGCATGGATCGCTAAAAGTATGCTCAATGTAGGTGGTAGATCAAAAGGTTTTCCTTTTGATGGAGTTAAACATCATGTTCCAGTCAAGGAACATTTAATGATACTTTTTCCCTCTTGGCTTCCTCATCATACTCTATCAAATAAATCTGTTAACGATAGAATAATTATAAGTTTTAATCTTATATTTGATATATATGATGATACCTTAATAGGTACTCAAGGTGGACCGACCCATCTTCCAATGGAGTAAATAATATGAAAAGCGTTGCAATCGTAGCATTAGGTAATAGTTTTCACGAGTATATACTAGCTAAAATAAGAAGTGAAAAGTTTGATGAAGTATGGGCAATCAACAGTATGTCCTCAGTTATTTATCATGATAAATGTTTTATGATGGATCCTCCATCAAGATTTCTTGATACGCCTAATGCTGGTAAACAAACAAACTCAATGGCAGATAGATTAAAAGCTAAACTTGGAATACCTATTTTTTCTTGTTGTTTAGATGAGAGATGCCCAGATGTTGTTGAGTATCCATTACAAGAAGTATTGCAAAAAACAAAATATGCTTATCTTAATAATACTGTAGCATACGCTTTTGCTTATGCTGTAGCACAAGAGATAACAGACATGCACATATATGGTGTAGATTTTACGCACAAAGATGTGGCTTTTGCAGAAGCTGGTAGAGCTTGTTGTGAGTTTTGGTTAGCTATTGCAGTATCAAAAGGAATAAAAATACACATTGCAAATAGCTCCTCTTTACTTGATATGAATATACCAGACGATCAAAAGTTATATGGATATCACAGATTAAATGATCCTTTGGTATCTACAACCACACAAGGTGAATTGTTGATTACAAAAAAATCTAAACTTGAGCCACCAGAGCCTTTAGATTCAAAACCTAATTTAATAGGAAGAGAAGACATACCTGGTCTATCTTATGAAGAAAAGTAAAATAACGATAGTTGGTGGAGGGACTGCTGGATTAGTTTCTGCTTTGATACTCAAAACAAGATTTCCCTATCGTGAAGTAGATATAATTAAATCAAAAGAAATAGGCATCATTGGAGTAGGAGAAGGATCTACTGAACATTGGAAAAGCTTCATGCAATATTGCAATATAAATCCTATAGATTTAATTAAAGAAGCTGATGCTACAATAAAACTCGGTGTGATGTTTGAAGACTGGACACCTAAACCTTATTTTCACAATATTACCGAATATCACATGGAAACTTTTTCACAATATTTATGTGTATATGGTAGTAATTTATTAAGAAATCAAATAGCAACAACAGACCCTTTACATATAAAAAATGAATTGCACCTTGAGGACGTAAACGTAGAATATCCTTCTCAGTTTCATTTTAATACTTTTAAATTAAATAAATTTTTATTAAAAAAATGTGAGCAGTATGACATCAATATTATTGAAGATGAGATATTAGATGTAGAAATTACAAACAACAACATATCAAAGCTTGTTGGAGAAAAAACAATATATACTTCAGATTTCTATATTGATAGCACTGGATTTAAACGTCTATTAATATCTAAGTTAGGCGCTAAATGGGAGTCTTATAACAAATATTTAAAATTAAATGAAGCCATCGCTTTTCAAACTGAAGATACGGACAACTATAATGTTTATACTTTAGCAAAAGCCATGAAGTATGGATGGTTTTGGAGAATACCTGTTTATGGAAGATGGGGAAATGGTTATATATTTGATAACAATTATATTAATAAAGATGAAGCAAAACAAGAACTAGAAAGAAGGCTGCCCAAAGAAATAGAAATAGCTAGACATATAAAATTTGATCCTGGTAAAGTAGATAAGACTTGGATTGGTAATTGTTGTGCCATAGGTTTAAGTGCAAACTTTATTGAACCTTTAGAGGCTACCTCAATAGGAACAAGTATAAATCAAAGTTTTTTACTAGCTCACTATTTACATAATTATTCAGAGTTAGATATACAAGACTACAATAAAAAAGTTAATTACATTATGGAAAACATTAGAGATTTTGTTTGTCTTCACTATATGGTAAAAAGAGAAGACACAGAGTTTTGGAAAGATGTAAAAAAAATTGATATACCTTTATCTTTACAAAATAATTTATTGAAGTGGCAAAGAAGATTACCTATAAGAGAGGACTTTGAACAGACACAATATCTTTTGTTTTGGGCCCCTAACTTTACAAGCGTGTTGCATGGCATAGGTTTTTGGGAGAATAATAAATTAAGCGTTATTGAGGAATATAATAGTTACAATGCAAATTGGTCAGAAAAAATAAGAGTTGCAGAGTATAAAAGAAATAATATATTTAATAATAATAAAAAAATAAAACATAAAAATTATTTAACTTATATAAGAGGACAACATGAATTATAAAGATCATATTTTAGTTATACCAGAATTTGTTCCTAATGAATTTTGCGATGATGTTGTGGAAATAATGGAACAAAGTGATTTAACAAATGCAAAAGTTGATAGAGTTTTACAAAGAACAGATATTCAGTTTAGAGGGTTTGGTATGTTGGCTGAGTATGCTCAAAAAGAAAATAAAGAAGAAGTATTTAAAATGATGTTTTATTTTCAACAAGAATTACAAAAAGGTCTTGATACTTATGCTGAGTGTAATCAATATATTAAAGAAACTTTTAAAAGAGGCACTTGGTTTTTTGACTCTTTTAAATGGCAAAAAACTCCAATAGGAGGAGGTTATCATGTTTGGCATAATGAAAATTCAATTATTTGGCAAAGACAATTAGTGTGGAATTTGTATCTAAATGATATTGAAGAGGGTGGAGAGACAGAATTTTTAGATCAAAACAGAAGAATAAAAGCACAAAAAGGCACAATGGTAATCTTTCCTGCAGCTTGGACTCATGTTCATAGAGGCAATCCTCCTTTGAATAAAGATAAATATATAGGCACAGGTTGGTATACCTATCACATATCTGAAAAAGAGTGGGACTTTGCAAAGTCAAGTATGGCTAACGCTTAATGTTTTTTCATAGAACACCAACAGTAGTTTTGGATTGTTTTACTCCTTATAATTCTGTTCTTGATCATTTTCCAATTAAGTTAAGTAAAGAAATTAAGCCTTCCTTTTTTAAAAAAGTGCCAACACAAACATTAGAATCAAGTGCTGTTCATCCTAGACATTGTCCAGGAATGCACGATCTTATAAACAGAGGAGTAGTATTACCCACTTGGGTTGAAATTTTTTTTACAGTTACAGTTGAAAACAATAACGTAAATGTGGATATACAAGAAAGATCTGGACAAACTCCAATTTCACCAATGAATTTTGCATTGAACGGAGATGATCCATACTTCAACAAAGTTGATTATGTTTTTGAAAAAATATGTCCACCTTGGAAAATTAAAGCAAACAGTAAAGTTAATTTTCTACAAACAAACACATTGCATTATCATATGAATGTAGATTTTATTGTTGTTAGTGGTGTACTAGACTTTTACTATCAACACAGTACAAGTGTAATACAAGCAATAAACAAATCGAAGAGTAATAAATTTAGTATTACTCCTGGTGAACCAATCTGTCAGTTTGTTCCTTTAGAAAAAGTAAATATAAAAATAAAAAATCATTATATTTCTTCTGAGGAATACGATAAGATGGATCGACAAATAACTTTTGTTAACAATTTTGTTCAACTAAAAAACTGGAGCTTAAAAAAATGATTACTCCTATATTTTCCCCTTGGTTTGCTCATGGTGAAATACAAGACATGGAAAAAATAAATAAACAAATTTATAAAAAAATAGAAGACAACCTTAATACGGCACAGTTAGCAGAACTTTATTGGAATTGTAATGTGTGGACTACTCACGGATCAGTTGAAAACAACCGCCTATTTAAAAAAGAAATCGACTTATGTGCAGCTAAAGTTATACAACCTATTGTTGATGTAGCAGATAAATTAGGTCACAGATTTACAAAATTAAAATTAGATAGTTGGTTTAACGCTTACAAGGATTTTCAGTGGCAAGAGTTTCATCACCATCTTCCTTCAATGTTAAGTGGAATATATTTTATTTCTTATGACCCAGGTACTCACGGAAGATTAACTTTTAAAAATCCTTTAGGAGACTGGAGGATTTCACAAACAGCGAAAATGAATTATTTACCAAATAATCCAGCAAATCCCAAAGACACACTATTGACAGAAGATTTCGTACCAGGTGTTAAAGAAGGAGATTTAATTGTTTTTCCATCTGGATTAAGACACGCAGTTAAAATACCAAATAAAAAACCTAAGAAACTTAGAATAACTTTTTCTTTTAATGTAACTTATGAGGAGTAAACATGTTTAATGTAGGAGTATCACAAGCTGGAAAGGTAAATGTAATGACCTCAGAAAAAGGAGGACTAACAAACGAACAAATAGCAGATTTAGCTGTTGATAAAATTGTTAGTATTTCAGATGAAGCACCAGCACATATAAGACAACAAGCAAATCAATTTAGAGAGCATCTTAAAAAAGTTCTATATCATTATCTACTATTGGCAAGAAAGGAAGAGCGTGGTACTATTATCCAAGCCTTGCGATCAAGTGGTCAAAAGGAAATGGCTGAATATATAAGGAGACTCTAATATGGCTATAGCACAAGCAATGTGTACTTCCTTCAAACAAGAGTTATTAGAAGGCGTACACAATTTTAAAAACTCAGGTGGAGACACTTTTAAACTAGCACTATATGCAGAAGGTGGTGGTGGTAAATCATCAACAACTGCAACATTAGGAGCATCAACAACTGCATTTACTACAACTGGTGAAGTTGCAAACAGTGGTTCATATTCTTCTGGTGGTGGTACTTTAACAAGAGTAGATCCAACTACATCTAGCACAACTGCATTTACAGATTTTGCTGATTTAAGTTTCACAACTGCTACAATTACTGCAATGGGAGCATTGATTTACAATAGCTCTGATAGTAACAAAGCTGTTTGTGTATTAGATTTTACATCTAATAAATCATCTACTGCTGGAACTTTTACAATACAATTTCCTACTGCTGACGCTTCAAACGCTATCATTCGTATAGCATAGGAGTTTTAAATGTCTAGCCTCGGATATGGGCAAGGCACTTGGGGTAACAACCCTTGGGGTGGCTTCATTAGTGTTGATGTTAGCGTCACTGGTTTTGGACTAACCTCCTCGTTAGGAACTATTCCTGCGGTTCATTCTGATGCACCTTTACCTATTATTTTAGGTTGGGGTGAAGGAGGCTTCGGTCAAAACCGTTGGGGTGGTCGTGTTAGTACAGCCTTTGGTGTAAACGATGATGGTTTTAGTGTAACTGGAAGCGTTGGAAGCGTAACTGTTACTGGAACTGGTGCAGTATCCTTAACTGGTGTATCTGCCACAGCTACTCTTGACTTTGATTCTACCACTGACATTAACATTCCTATATCTTTTGCAGTTACTGGTCTTGGTGCTACTTCTGCACTTGGTAATGAAACTGCTTTTACTAATGTTGCAGTAGCTGTAACTCAATCACAAATAAGTTCTAACGTAGGTAGTGTAGATTTTGATGGAGATGCAAATGTACCTCTTACTGGTCTTGGTGCTACTTCTGCACTTGGCAACGAGTCTACTTTTGCTAATGTTATTTTTGCAGTCACTGGTCTTGCTGGAACAACTGCACTTGGTGATGAAGTTGCTGCACCACAAACTATAGTTAGTCCTTCTGGTTCTGCTGGAACTGGAGCAGTAGGTAATGCTACAGCTATCGGAGCAAGTAATCATACTGCCACTGGTTCTACTGCCACTGGTTCTACTGGAACTTTAACTATACTGCCATCTATTGAAGTTGTGCCTACAGGTGCAGAGGGAACTGGTGGTACAGGAACTCCGTTTGTTGGGGGTGGAGCAAAAGTTGTTGAGGATGGATTAACTGGCTCAGTTAACATTGGTGATGAAGCAGTATCTGCTGGAGCTAATGTATTTCCGACTGGGGTATCAGCATCTGGATTTTTATCAAACCCAGCATCTGGAACACTTGGCGATGTAATTACATTTACCGTAACACAAGCTTCAAAAGCTTCATATGATTTTGGAAGTTACAATGCTTTTTATATAAATGGTGTGGAGCGTCAAGTTTTAACATTAGTTGAAGGAAAAACTTACAGATTTGATCAAAGTGATGCTACTAATGATGGTCATCCATTAAGATTTTCTCTTACATCCAATGGCACACATGCAGGTGGATCAGAATATACAGAGGGAGTTACAGCTGTAGGAACACCAGGAACAAGTGGTGCTTACACAGAAATTAGTTTATCAGAAGATTCACCAACGCTTTATTACTATTGTACTAATCACAGTAATATGGGTTCAACTATTTTAACTTTTAACAGCACTGTAAATATCATTGGTCAAGGAGTTGTTGTTCCAACCACTGCTACAGGCACAGGTGCAGTAGGCACTCTTACTGCTTTACCTTCTATAGAAGTAGATGTGTCAACAGTTATTGGAACAAGTAGTGTAGGAACGCTAGACATAGAAGGCGATCTTGTGGTATCATTAACGGGAGTTGGTGGCACTGGAGTGATTGCAAATTTACAAATATTCAGTATTATTAAACCAACGCAAGTAGCTAATTGGGTAGAGAAAGCGGCATAAAAAAGGAATAGATTATGGCAACATATGTAAATAATTTAAGATTAAAAGAAATAGCAACGGGTGATGAGTCTGGAACTTGGGGTGCATCAACCAACACAAACTTAGAACTCATAGGTGAGGCATTAGGTTTTGGCACAGAGAGCATAACTACAAATGCTGATACTCACACGACAACCATAGCAGATGGCTCCTCTGACGCTGGAAGAGCTATGTTCTTAAAATACACTGGTACATTAGATTCTGCATGTACGATAACCATTGGCCCAAATACAATGAAAAGAGTTCACATTATAGAGAATGCAACAAGTGGATCTCAAAACATAATTATATCACAAGGCTCTGGTGCAAACATAACTATTGGACCAGGAGATACAAAAGTTGTTTATCTTGATGGTGCTGGATCTGGTGCAGCCGTTGTAGATGCTTTTGTAGATTTAGATTTATCTGGTGGTTCTGTAAATGTGAGCACAGTCAAAACTAATTCTGGTGATATGACATTTGATTCTGCTGGAGATATTATTCTCGATGCAGATGGTGCAGATGTTATAATCAAAGACGGTGGCACAACAATAGCAACTCATACTAACTCTTCAAGTGATTATGTTATTAAGACTAACGTAAACGATAAAGATTTTATAATAAAAGGTGTGGATAACAGTGCTGAGATAACCGCTTTAACTATCGACATGTCTAGTGCTGGAGCAGCGACTTTTAACAATGATGTAACTGCTTTCTCTGACGAAAGACTCAAAGAAGATATACAACCTATAACTGGTGGTCTTGAAAAAGTCATGCAACTACAAGGTGTAAGTTACAAAAGAAACGATGTTGAAAATGCTAAAACACAAATAGGTGTAATAGCTCAACAAGTCGAATCAATCTTACCAGAAGTTGTTTTAACTGCCGATGATGAAATGGGCACGAAATCAGTTGACTATGCTAAAATGACAGCTGTGTTAATAGAAGCAGTAAAAGAATTAAAACAAGAAGTAACACAACTCAAGCAACAAATAAATAACGGAGCATAATAAGTGGCGATACCAAGTTCTGGACAATCTTTATCTTTTTCTGCACTTAGAACTGAATTTGTTGGTGGGTCTAGTGCAATTAGCTTAGGTGATCTTTATAGAGGTGGCTCTAACATTTTGAAAAAAGCTGGAGATAATCAAGCTACAAATCTTGCAGCTAGTGTTGCTACTTCTGGTGCATTAGGTGTTAGTGATTTTTACGATCAAGCAAAAGGATTTACTTTCACTTATTCTACTACTTTTTTGAGTGGAG